GTAACTCTTCTTGATGCAGTCGCCGCTGATCCTGCTGCATACGCAGAGGATGAAACAGTTGTTCAAAGAAACGTTGAGCATCTTGAACTTGTAGTCGGCTGGGATTTCTGGACGGACGAAGACCTGATACCGTTTCATAATGCAATTGCAACAAATTCGTAAAGGAAAATAAAATGGCAATTACATGGTCTATCGCACAACTGGACTACGCTGTCTCTCTCGACGGTGAGACAGACGTAGTTAATAACGCACATTGGCAGTGTCTTGATACAGATGCCAATGGCAATCAAGGCCGGGTCTATGGCTCTGTCGCTATACCGACAGATGACATTACAGATTTTATCGCGTTTGCTGATATTACTGAGGCGAAGGCCCTTGAGTGGACCAAGGCTGCTCTTGGCGCTGAAGAGGTTGCCTCCATAGAGGCGAACGTGGCAGCACAACTTGAGCTGCTTGTAGACCCCGTAGAGGGAAGTGGTACTCCGTGGTCTTAGTAAGTATTACCACTATCATATAACTTAAAGGAAAATAAAATGGGAAAAAATGAAAAAACCCCAATTATTATCGACGACGTAGAATATAAGTATGAAGACATGACCGAGGAACAGCAGATGATTGTTAATCATATTGCTGATCTGGAACGTAAACTTTCGGCTGCAAAATTTAATGTAGATCAATTAGAAGTTGGAAAATCTGCTTTTGTCAATATGCTGACAGGCTCGTTAAAGACTGAGGAATAATTAATAATGGTATTTCAAAACGACATTCTGGCAGGTGCGTCAGGCAGCATTCCTACATATTCGATTGATCAGTCGATCCGGTTTCCGTCACCTACGACTGGTTATCTAAACCGGACACCGAGCAGCGCATCGAATCGCAAAACTTGGACGTGGAGTGGTTGGATTAAACGAAGCAAGTTAGCGACACTTGCTGGTAACGCAGACGCTGTTATTTTTGGGGCTGATGGCGGTTCAAGTAACTTTCTACATCTCAGAATTGACGGTGCCTCTACAAATGCTGACCAGTTGTATTTGGTTGCAAGTAGCTCGACGATGTCAATTAGATATGCGCCGCTTCTGCGCGATGTCAGCGCGTGGTATCACATTGTCATACGCATGGATACTACCGACGGCACGGCGGCTGATCGCGCTAAGGTTTATTTAAATGGCGCTCAGATTACAGATATTGTTTCGTCAACATACCCCTCGCTAAACCGTGAATTTGCGGTCAACAATACCGTAGAGCATGATCTTGGCAGACTATCCTACGCAGGGTCGGAAACTTTTGAAGGGTATATGTCCGAAATCAACTTTGTTGATGGCACTGCATTAGATGCAACTTCCTTTGGGGAGTACAACGACGACGGCGTTTGGATTCCAAAAGAATATGCAGGGGCATACGGGACGAACGGCTGGTATCTTACCGGGGCGACTGCCGCTGACCTTGGCGAAGATTTTTCAGGCAATGGACATGATTGGACATCAACAGGGCTGGACACTGACGATCAGGTCGTCGATACGCCGACTAAGAACTATGCGACGTTGACTTCATTGATTCCTGTCCCGTCAGGAACAATTTCTAACGGAAATCTCGACTACACACGAGGAAGCACGGCGGCACATGGCAGTGTAGGTTCTTCTTTTACGCTGCCCACCACTGGCAAGTGGTACTGGGAAGTTACGGCAGCGGCGGCGGGTGGAAACAACGAGGCCATAGGTGTAGCTAATATACTTAATAACCCCCAACTTCCGGCTGCTAGTGCTGAAATTGGTAGTCGCGCAGGTGATTTTATTTATCGAAGCAACGCGGTTAAAGTAAGCGGTGGGACATCAGCTTCGTATGGAGTAACATTTACGTCCGGCGATATTATTGGCGTTGCATGGAATAGCGATGATGGCGAAATAACATTTTTTAAAAACAACTCAACGCAGGGAGTTGCATACAGCAGTATCTCACAAGAAGCGGGGAAATATGTTCCTGCTGACTCTCAAGCTCAGACGGGCGTTACTGTTTTTAATTTCGGACAGTCTGGTTTTGAGTACACCCCACCCACCGGCTTTAAAGCACTTAACACCGCGAACCTTCCCACACCTACAATTGCTGATGGCTCGACTAACTTTAACGTTGTTCTGTATACCGGAACAGGCAGTGTGACTCGCAGCGTCACTGGTGTGGGGTTCCAGCCTGATCTGGTTTACAACAAGCAGCGAAACAACACGTCCGCAAACGTAATCGCAAACGCTGTGTCCGGCGCAAATACTTTTATGGCGACAGATCAAACAACCGCAGAAAGCAGCTTCACGAACAGCATCTACGGATACCTATCCTCGTTTGACAGCGACGGCTACACGCTTACGCCGGGCAGCACAAACAACAACTACTGGAACGAAAACGCCAAAAACTTTGTCAGCTATAACTGGTTGGCCGGTAACGGCACGGCGTCGAACGAAGACGGCAGCATTAACACCACAGCCACATCTGTAAATACAGCGGCGGGTATTAGCATTTCCACCTACACGGGCACCGCAGCAACCGCTACAATTGGACATGGGTTAGGCGTTGTTCCCGCTATGATTATAGTCAAAAAACGAAATGCCGCAGAAAGATGGACTGTTTTTCATCGTAGCACTTCAGATGCTTATATCTACCTCAACGAGACATTTGCAGCAGAAACATCTAATGCTGCACTTCGCTTTGGTAACGACTCCGCTGTCGTACAACCAACATCTACAGTTTTTACTGTTGGAACTTCTAACGATGTTAATAGCAACAGTAATCAATACCTTGCTTACTGCTTTGCAGAAGTTGAAGGCTTTAGCAAGTTCGACAGCTACACCGGCAACGGTTCAGCAGATGGCAGCTTTATCTATACGGGCTTCAGTCCTGCATTTGTTATAATTAAGTGTTCCAGCGTTGCTAACTCATGGACGATGTACGACACCACGCGGCAGCCATATAATGCGAACGGCAGGTATATACTCGCAGAATCCTCCGCTGCCGAAGTTGACTCGACTACCGTTGAAATTGACATTCTCTCGAACGGTTTTAAAGCGCGGGACAACCAGAACAACATTAACGGCTCTGGCAGAAGTTACATCTACTTGGCTTTCGCCTCAAACCCCTTTGGAGGCGATGGCGTCGCCCCTGCCACGGCTCGATAGGAGAAGACAATGTGGAACTATAATGGTAAAGTAATTAAAGAAGGCCGGGCATGGACGGATGATAACGGTGTCAAACATCCAGCTAATTGGGGTATCTGGTCTGAGGACGAGAAGGTTGCTCATGGTCTTGTCTGGGTAGATTCCCAGCCAAAACCTGACAGTCGTTTCTATTGGTTTTCCCAGAACTCTGATGGTACATACACCAGCACCGAACGAGCATTAGAAGATGTCAACGAGGTTGACGACAACGGCGACCCGCTGCTGGACGAAGACGGTGTGCAGATGGTAACTCTCGGTCTTAAATCAACATGGATTTCTCAGACAAAGCAGACTCAGGGCAGTATTTTGTCTCAGACTGATTGGGCGTATACTAGAAAGCAAGACACAGACGTTGATGTCCCCGCAGATATTCAGCAGTATCGAAACGAAGTTCGTCTAGCATCAGGTAGCATTGAAGATCAGATTAGTCAGGCAGCTAATCTTGATGCTTTTAAGGTTTTATTTGAAGCACCTGTAGATAGTGGCGGCATCCCAACGGGCAACGCACCGATCTATGACTGGCCTGACGAATAATGTATTACCTTTTTAAAGTCTAAGCAGTTTTTTATTAATGAATTTAAGTGTATACTAAAAGATAATATTAAAGATAAAAAGGAAGGATTAGTTTAAAATGGCTAGTACTTATACAAATAGACTAGGTTTAGAAAAACAAACCGACGAAGACCTGACGCCATTTCATAATGCGACGACAGCCTAGCACTGTGGCAATAAAGTATAGGAATTAGTTTATGGCATTTTGTAATATAGTTATGGCAGGGGCAGCTAATCAGGGCTTTGATCTTAATATTACTGCTAATACATCAGACTATAATATTTTGACACAGGCTACAGCATTAGGTTATAACAACAGCATAGCTTCTGATATTATTGTAAATGTAGCATTAGGTGTAACGGTTAGCGGCTCAAGTACTCATGCTATGCAAACAGGGGGTTTAAACAAGGACACAAACTTGACTATAAACATTACTGGTAGTGTGGATGGCTATACTGGCGCAAATGGCGCTACGAATACTGTAGGTGCTGTTGGTGGCGATGCTGTTTATTGGGATACTCTCGTAGACGGAACTGGCGTTTATATTATTAATCTTACTGGCAACCTCCGTGGTGGAGGTGGTGGCGGTGGAGGAGGTGGTGAAGCAGGTGTACGGGCAACATTTACGAACGACGGCAAGGGAGGCGGCACTTGCGGCCCTCCTAATTACACAGGGAGTATTGGGGCTACTGGTAGTGCAGGGGCTTTTGGTGTAGCAGGTGCAGGAGGAAGTAATGGAACCTATGGAGGCGGGAGCTTCTATTGCCCCGTCGCCGCGATAGGCCTCGGCCGTGCTGGTGGTGCAGCAGGTTTTGCCCTTCGTGAAAATAGTAGAACAATAACTTTAAATAATGACGGCGGAACAATCGCCGGAACGGTAGGATAGAGTAATGAAAGTTTTAATTCCATACTCTGGTGGCGTAAACAGTGTCTATGCATTATGGCGTTGGCTTGTTGAAACTGACCACGAGATCGTTGCGGTATACGCAAGTGAGAAGTGGGATAAGGCATTGGAGAGAGCGCCTCGCGAGGAAGCTGCGGCGGATCAAATCGTGGCATGGCTACAAGATGTTCGTGCGTTTGAGTACCGAAAAATCGAGTGGCCGGTGCCGTACACGGCGGACATGCAGCCGCTACGCGCGGGATTCACAAACGTCTGGGATCAGGGAGCCGTTGAGCCGAGGTATCACGGCTACGCCGCCCTGCTCGACGCCGAAGAATTTGGCGGCATCGTCACCGGTTACTCGCTTGAAAATACTGCGGTCGATGCCTACCGAAATCTTCGCGGCATATTCGAGAGGCCATCGGTCAACTGCTATCTCGCCGGATCGCCAGTGCTGGAGACGGTGATCGCGCAGGGTGCTGATCTCGATTTCGACGCTGTTTGCGCGGCGCTGATCGGTAGGTTTGAGCAGTTTGAAGCTCTTCCCGCCGAACTCGCGGCCATGATCGTTAGCAAGTGCGAGGTGCGCCACGACCCATCCGCAATGGATGGTAGCGCGGTTCTGTGCATGTCGTGCCTCTACGACCAGTGCCGAGAGGATGTTGCCATGAGCGGCGCTGATCTCGACGCGGCATTTGCCCAGCACGGCAGCTACGGGAAATGGCGCTCAGAAGCGGACCCCAAAACCTACACCTATCGAGGAAAATCACAGATAAAAGCACTTGAGCTATTAGGAACTAAGCTATGACAAATAAAATAAAATATATATTAGCATATGTACTAATAACATTAGGATTTATAACTCCAGCATCAGCAGAAATATTTTGTTTTACTGAGGATGCTCAAGATATTGAAAAAAGCATACAAAAATATAATGAAGAATTTGTTTTTTCAGCAGTAACTGCAACAGGCACACCTATTACTATTTATAAAGGTAAGGATAGTTTTACAATTCTTTTTTTAACCAATGAAGGAAAAGTTTGTACTGGACCTAACTATACAGGACATATAATTCCAAAACTAAAACTTAACGACAAAGAAGGTATTTAATATGGCTAGTACTTATACAGATAGACTAGGTTTAGAAAAACAGACTGATGGAGAAAATCCAAACAGTTGGGGCGCTATTCTAAATACTAATGTTATTGATCTTTTAGATGACGCTATTGCTGGATATACTGTCGTATCTGTAAGTGGCGTTCCTCTTACTCTTACAGATAATTCAGGTTCTACAGATCAATCACGCAATGCTGCTCTTGAATTTGCAGGTACGCTAACGGCTCTTGTAACTATTACTGTCCCTAGTGAACAAAAAACTTATTTTGTTCGAGAGAATACTTCAGGTTCTTTTGGGGTGCAGATGAAAACTGTAGGAGGAACTGCTTTAAGTCTTCAGCAGGGTGTAAATATTTTTGTTGCTTGTGATGGAACAAGTATTTATAAAGTAGATACTCCTGTTTCTGTTAGTAATTTTACAGCTAATACTCTTATTGCAACTAGTATTACAACATCTATACTTGATGCTACAGATATTAATGCTACAAATATTAGTGCTACAGATATTGTTACTTCAATTATAGGCACTTCAATTATGAATGCCACATATATTAACACCTCTTCGGTTAGCACTACGGTACTTAATGTAGACGGAACGGCTACTTTTTCTGGTCCCGTTGTTGCAACAGAAGTCGTTACAATAGCTGATGCAACAAATATAGCCGTTAATTTAGCGCAGAGTAATAATTTTTATGTTCAAATGACTTCTGCTGTAGGCTCCGGCAGAACTTTAGCAAATCCTACTAATGCTGTTATAGGGCAATGTGGAGTTATATACGTAATTCAAGCTGTATCGGGAGTAGCTACTAAAACAATGTCATTTGGTACTTCCTACAGATTTAAAGATGGTTTAGCTCCCACTATTACACAATCTACTAGTGCTGTTGATATGCTTGTTTATAATGTAAGAGCTTCTAATATTATTGATGTTCTTCCAGCACAAAATTTAAAAGCAGAAGTTTAGTATAAATGGCTAGTTCCTCCTCACGTTTATCTAAGCTTAACTTTATAGCTGGTTTTCACCAAGAGTCTACTCAGTACTCTGAGGAAGGAAAGTGGTATGAAGGTGATCGTGTACGTTTCCGTGAGGGCCGACCAGAAAACTTAAGGGGCTATGCAAAGCACGATTCTGATCTTCTTTTAGGTACGTCAAGAGATTTAATTTCTTGGATATCAAACGATACAGAAAAGTATTTAGCTACAGGCACAAGTGAACGTCTTTACATTCTGGATGGTTCTGTTAATTATGATGTCACACCTATTATAACAGTAGTAACTCTTACTAGTGTAATGAATGTGCAGTCTGGTTCTCCTATTGTTTCTGTTAGTTTAACCAATCACGGTGTTAGTGTCGGTGATTGGATTGAATTTACTAGTACCTCTTTACCCGGTTTTTCTGAAGGAACTAATTTTGCTGTATCAGCTTTTGGTGGTCCTACTTATAAAGTCACAGGTAAATCTAGTTTGAATAACTTTGCATTTACTGTAAACTATACTGCAGATTCTGCTTTAACAGATGTAGGTGTAGCTACAGCTAATTATTTATTACCTACTGAACAAACTGATAGTATTCAAGGTTTAGGATATGGAGCAGGTGTTTATAATGCGGGTGTTTCTATTACGGGTGAGAGAGCTTGGAATGAAGCTGCTGAGTCATCTAATATTATATTCCTTGCTAATCAATGGTCAATGGATAATTGGGGAGAAGACCTCTTAGCTGTTCGCCGTGGTGGACCACTACTTCATTGGGATGCTGACGCGAGTGCAACACCAGCAAGAGCAACTATTGTAGCTACCGGACCGAGTAAAATTAACAGCATTGTTGTATCTCCTAATGATAGACATGTAATTGCTTTAGGTTCTAATGAAGTTGGTACATCAGTCTTTAATCCTCTTTTAGTTCGTTGGTCAGATCAAGAAGATTATACTAATTGGTCAGTAAATATTTCTTCTACATCTGGTGAAATACAGTTAATTGATGGCACAGAAATTGTTGGGGGTGTTCGCTCCCGTAATGCTATTCATATTTGGACAGATCGTGCGATGTACGGTTTAAACTTTGTTGGGCCTCCTTTTATTTTCAACAATACTTTACTAGGTAATAATGCTGGTCTTATTGGTCCACATGCTGCTGTAGCATTAGAAGGCGTTACTTATTGGATGGGGCTAAATGACTTCTTTGCCTTTAATGGTAGAGTACAGAAACTTAATTGCACTATTCGTCGTTTTCTTTATGACAGCTTTAATATGACACAGGCTGATAAAGTGTATGCAGGTACTAACTCTGAGTTTCATGAAGTAATTTGGTTATATCCGTCTACTAATTCCTTAGAACCTGATCGTTATGTTATTTATAATACAGTAGAAGATCATTGGGTATTTGGTACTGGTTTCTTTAATACCTTTGAAGATATGGTTGTATTTAATAATACAATTACAACAGGTAATTCTCCTACGGATGGGGATAATTATTATTGGGATAATGAACCTGATGGAATATATACTGGTGATGGTCAGGCTTTAGGTTCCTATATTGAGTCAGCAGATTTTGATATTGAAGACGGTGATAGATTAATGTTTATTGATCGTATTATTCCTGATTATACTATTGATAGTGGCTTTATTACTTTTACTATTGATACTAAACAATATCCTAATAGTCCTACTATTTCTAAAGGACCATTTACAATTAACGCAGGTACTGAAAAGATTGACATGAGAGCTAGAGGTAGACAGGCATCTGTAAGAGTTTCTTCTACTGAATCAGGCACTAGCTGGAGATGGGGTAGTGTACGTATGGGTATTCAACCTGATGGAGGTCGTTAATGGCTAATAAACTTTATCCTGAAATGCCTTATTATTCTAATTTAAATACAATAGATAGTAAACAAGTATATGACGATTTAATTCGATATGCGGCAGAAATGAAGTTTCTTCTTGAACAAAGGGACTTTGAAGTAGAGACAGCACCAGCTACACGAGTCAGAACTGTTGTAAGTGTCGGTAGTATTGGTAGACCAGAAGATGGTTATGTTGTTTATGCTACAAAAGCTCAGAAGTATAAAGGTTACGTTTCGGGAACAGGTTGGGTGGACTTTCATTAATATGGATAATAATTACAAAAATATGATGGAATTAATATATAATAGTACATTTATTGAAAATGTCAACAATGGTGTAGCTCCTCAAACAGATTATTTTGGAGCAAGAACCACTGAAGGTATGGCGTATTCTAAGGATGCATTATATAATAAACAAAAGAATAATACATTCCATGCAGATATGACTAAGCCACAATCGCACTATATGAATCCAAAGCAAGGAACTAAGTAATGATTAATAGAAATGCACCTTATAGTGGCGTAGCTAGTATTATGGATATGCGTGATCGTAATCCTAATACTCAACTTGCTTATGTACCTAATGGCTATCTAAATAGTGTTCCTACTGCTTCTAATCCTTATACGGGTATTCCACAAGTAAATAGTCCTATTGCTATGAATGAGGGTGGTATGCCTTCACAGCAACCATATCCTATGCAAGAAGAAGCTAGTGAATTAGCTGATCGTGGTCGTTATGGAGATACAACATTAGTTCACATGACACCGGGAGAAGTACAAGGATTAGCTTCACTTGGTCAATTAACTATTAACCCAGATACAGGGCTTCCTGAAGCTTTTAAGCTTAGTAGCCTTCTTCCAATAGTAGCTAATGTTGGTTTAGCTGTTGCAACAGGTGGTATGTCTATACCTGCTCAAATGGCTATTATGGGTGCTGCTAACTTTGGTATGGGGCTGCTACAAGGGCAGACTGCCCAACAAGCTCTTTTGGGTGGCGCATTTGCTGCAGGTACTGCAGGATTAACGGGAGGACTTAGTAGTGCAGCAAGTGGTGCAGCAGGTTCTAGTGCTACACAAGGTGTAAAAGCTGCTGCAGGACCGGGAATGATGGCATCAGCTCCTGCTGGAGCGGCTATTGCAGGACCGGGAATGATGGCATTATCGCCTAGTGGAGCATCTACTATCGCAGGTGCTATGGCTCCAGCAACAGCATCACAAGCACAACTGGCTGCTTCTCAAGCTGCTGTAGGATCAAACATGATGGCCTTATCTCCAGCTACTGCTCCATATATTGCTCCTAATGTTGTTACTAGTCCTGCTGGGCTAGGACAAACACAATTTGGTGTAACTCCTTTAGCACCGGGAACACAACCAAGACTAGCGCCACCACCCGCTGCACCAGCATCTACACCTAGTTGGTTTAAACGTAATATTTATGATTCTGCTGCTAATCTAAAAGCTGCAGACGGTACTATTACTGGAGAAGGACTTGTAGAAAGTATCTTTAGTCCTAATCGTTCAAGTCTTGATCCTAATGCTGGTATGTTAGAAAAATATGGTCCACTAGGTGGGGCAGGTTTAGGTGCTTTAGGATTAGCAAGTGCTTTCGGTTCAGAAGAAGAAGAAGAAGAGCAAACAATGGCTGAGAGACGAACAGCAGAATTTGATAAATACACATTAGAAGGTGGTGAAGTGATTAGACCTATTGCTACAGCAGAAGAACTACGTAAACGTTCAACAGAAGGGGGAAGTAAAAACTACTTTAATCCTTATACGTATGTACGTCAAGCATCAGCAGGAGGCATTGTAGGTCTCCAGCAGGGCGGTATGCCAATGCAGCCTCCTCCCGGTCAGCCTCAGTCGGCTATGGGTGCTTTACTTACACAGCCTATGCAGCAGCCTATGCAACAGCCTATGCAGCCTCCTCCTGCTCCTGCACCGCAAGGTATTCAGCCTATGCCTAATCAAACAAACGAATTTATGAAGATTATGGATATGGAGCAACAAGTTCAGCAACAAAATATGAACGCTGGGCTGCAGGGTCAACAAACATTAAGTGGTCTTCTTGCAGGTGCTGGTAATTATCTACAATCCCAAGGCATTAACTATCCAACAACTACCCCAAGTGGCACTA